TCGACAATGGCTCGCTGGAGGTTTTCCGCCAGTACCCCATCGCCTCGGGCCTCGCCGTCAACATCGCCGCCGGAGACATCGTCAACCTCGTTGACAATGGCACCTCGACCACGATCACCAAGCAGACCGGAACGGGCGACACCTCGACCGATATCGCGATGCTCGGCGTGTTCGTCGGCTGCTCGTACACCGACCCCTCGACTGGCCAGATCACGTTCTCGAACATGTGGCCGACCGGGACCGTTGCATCGGACGCTCTGGCGTTCGTCGTTGACGATCCGCAGGCGCTGTACGTCGTGCAGGCTGACGAGGCTATCACCAACTCGCTGGACATCTACGGCAAGAACGCCGCGATTGTGCAGGGCGCGGTGAACACCACGTTCAAAGCCTCGCGAGTGGCACTCGATGCGTCCACCATCGGCACGGACGCCAACCTCCCGCTGCGAATCATCGACTACGTCGGTGGACCCCGCGGTGGCGAAGCTGGCACCACCTTCCCGTTGCTGGTCGTCAAACTCAACTACACGCAGCTGACCGCTGCTGTTGGCGTCTAAGGAGGGCTGACACATGGCTATTTCACGCGCACAGGCCCTTAAAGAACTCCTGCCGGGGCTGAACGCCCTCTTCGGTCTGGAGTACGGCAAGTACGAAAACGAGCACACCGAGATTTACGAGACCGAGACCTCGGAGCGTTCGTTCGAAGAGGAAGTTAAGCTGTCGGGCTTCGGGGCTGCCCCCGTCAAGCCGGAAGGCTCCGCTATCACCTACGACAACGCGCAGGAATCGTTCACTGCTCGTTACAATCACGAGACCGTGGCGATGGGCTTCTCCATCACCGAGGAAGCCATGGAGGACAACCTCTATGATTCCCTGTCGGCTCGCTACACCAAGGCTCTGGCTCGCGCCATGGCGTACACCAAGCAAGTGAAGGCTGCTTCGCTGCTGAACACGGGCTTCACAACCTTTACCTCTGGTGACGGCGTGACCCTGTTCAACACCGCGCACCCGACGGTTGCTGGCGGCACCAACTCCAACCGCCCGTCGGTTGACGTTGACTTGAACGAGACCGCTCTCGAGCAGGCTGTGATCGACATCGCTGCGTTCAAGGACGAACGTGGCCTGCTGATCGCCGCTCGCCCGCGCAAGCTGATCGTTCCGCCGTCGCTGATGTTCGTTGCAACTCGTCTGCTGCAGACCGAGCTGCGTGTCGGCACCGCTGACAACGACATCAACGCGATCAACACCAATGGTTCGATCCCGCAGGGCTACCGCGTCAACCACTACCTGACCGACGCGGACGCTTGGTACATCACCACGGACATCCCCAACGGCATGAAGCACTTCGTGCGTACCGCGATGTCAACGTCTATGGACGGTGACTTTGATACAGGCAACGTCCGCTACAAGGCCCGCGAGCGCTACTCGTTCGGCGTGTCGGACCCGCTGGGCATGTACGGCTGCCCCGGCGCGTAAGCAAACGGACACCGTTGTGGAGGGGGCGGCTTCGGCTGCCCCCTTTGCTTTTAAAAGTTCATTGGAACTTTTTGCCCCATGATGTACACTGATCTCAGGGTAACATCAGCCACGCAGACAGGACGCCCAACCTGACGATGCACAGACTGCGCGGCGAATCCTTGTGCAAGGGGTACTATCATGGCTTCTACCACCTTCTCCGGTCCCGTGACCTCGACCAACGGCTTCGTTGGCTCTGTCACTGGTAACGTCTCAGGCGACGTGACCGTCACCAGCTTCGTCAAGCTCACCGCCATCGCAACCGCATCCTTGCCCGCAGCTGCTGCTGGCAACCTTGGTCAGGTCCGCCTCATCAATGACAACGGCGCTGGTAACGACGAGTACTGCCTCGTGATCTCGACTGGCTCTGCTTGGGTCACTGCTGTCGGCGCAGCCCTCAGCTAATAGGAGGACGGCATGTCCGACAACTATGATATCAGCACTAAGCGGCTGACAGCCACGGGTGCGGCTGGAGTTGGCCGCATCCGCCTCAGAATGGTTGTCGCCACGCTGAGCGGTGCTGGTCGCATCACCATCACGAATGGGGATGGCGGGGCAACCAAGGTCGATCTCGACTACGGTGCCGCTGGCACCTACGACATCATGTGGCCCGGTACGGGTACGCTGTTCGAGAACGACCCATATGTGGCCACCGCCACAAACGTCACCGCAATGACCATCTTCTGGTCGTAAGGAGAGCAGAATGGCTCGGGAGATTTCATCCATCTCGAGGTTCGGTCTTACCGAGCCATTCGAACTTCAGGTCTCCAGAGGCCAGATTGCGTGGCACCGCAGTGTCACCGTCTTTGGTTACAACCCGGACGTGGATACCTCGCGGGTTACTGTTTGGCCGTACACAGGCATCATCCCGCTGCCTCCAGTCGCCCTTCAGATGAAGGTCTCGTCGAGCAGCGCCGATGATACAGCGAATGGAACCGGGGCTCGCACCGTGTTTGTGGCTGGCTTGGACGCTAACCACAACGAGATCAGCGAGATTGTCACCCTGAACGGGCAGACAGCAGTGCTGACGACTCAGTCGTTCTTGCACATCAACAATGCATATGTTGCGACTGCAGGCTCCACGCTCTCTGCAGCCGGAGACATTTACTTCGGTGACGGCACCGTGACCGCCGGAGTCCCATCCACGGTCTATGACCTCATCAAGTTTGACTACAACCAGCGCATCACTGGGAGCTACACGATCCCGTCAGGGTACACGGCATACGTCTCTCAGGGCCTCTTCTCTGCTGGACAGCCCGGTGGATCGGCGCAGGTCAGTGGTCGCCTCATGACCATCGGTCCTGATGGCATTCGTCGCACCGCAGCCATCACCACCGTTAACAATGGCGTGGCAGACTATGTCTTTGAGTACCCCCTGCGGGTCCCAGAGAAGACAACGCTCGAGGCCACGGCTCAGGGCAGCTCGAACAACAACGAGGCATCCGCCATGTTCATTATTCTTCTGGTGTACAATGGCTAAGTCTCCCGCATGGACCCGTAAGGAAGGTAAGGACCCGAAGGGTGGCTTGAACGCCAAGGGCAGGGCGTCAGCCAAGGCTCAGGGCATGAACCTCAAGCCTCCGGCCCCAAGCCCCAAGACCAAGAATGACGCAGCACGGCGCAAGTCGTTCTGCGCCCGTATGGGCGGCATGCCCGGTCCAATGAAGGACGAAAAAGGTAAACCCACACGCAAGGCGCTCTCGCTGCGCGCTTGGAACTGCTAGGAGGCTCCCATGAAGGGCAAGACCAAAACCACCCGCGCCGCGACGACTGTGAACAAGCCGGGGACAAAGACCACAACGAAGACCGCCGATGGTGGCCAGCAGTATGTGCGCGACACCAAGTATCCGTTCTCGGCTTCCGACCAGTATAGTAAGTCCGCCATGGGTCGCAGACCCAAGACGTTGAACCCGAAGATCGCGGAGATGATGGGCCGCGCCGCTGGCTACGCCATCGACCGTAAAGAGGGTATGCCCAATCTGGCGAAGATTGAGCGCGGGCATGCCGAGAAGATGAACCAGATCACCCGTGATTACGGCGACAAGAAGGGTCGGCGCTGACATGCCTCTGAACGCCAAGGGCAAGAAGATCAAGGCCGCGATGGCCAAGCAGTATGGCAAGAAGGCTGGAGAACGCGTCTTCTACGCCGCTGAGAACAAGGGCACCATCAAGGGTGTGAAGAAGGAGAAGAAGAAATGATGGGACGCATGAACATGGGTAAGCAGATCGCGACCGCCCCGGCATCTCGCGCCGCTGGCATGCCCGGTGCAGAGCGCCGTATGGCTATGCAGGCCATGGAAAAGCCAGTTGTTCGTATGAACAAAGGCGGCAAGGTGCGCGGTGACGGATGCTGCATGAAGGGCAAGACCAAGGGGAAGATGTGCTGATGGCCAAGAAGACCACCCCAAAGGTCGAAGCTCAGGTCGATACCTCCGCTGTGGAGGCCGCAGCCGAGTTCTCTCCGTGTGCCCAGTGCGGCAATCCGGGTGACTGCGCCCGCGCATCCAAGTGCGTCCGGGGGTTCAAGTAACCATGGGTCGCACCAACGAGAAGCTGTGGGAGCAGTCCAAGGCGCAAGCCAAGGCCAAGATGGGTGGCAAACACTCAGCTCGCGCAATGCAGCTCGCTGGTAAAATCTACAAAGAGAAGGGCGGCGGTTACTCTGGCGAGAAGACCGCCGCTCAGAAGTCCTTGTCAAAGTGGGGCAAGGAGGACTGGGGGACCAAGAGCGGCAAGCCGTCAGGCGAAACCGGAGAGCGGTACCTGCCCAAAAAGGCCCGTGACGCCCTGAGCCCTTCGGAGTATGCTGCCACCACCCGCGCCAAGCGCGAGGGCACCGCCAAGGGCAAGCAGTTCGTGGCACAGCCGAAACGCATCGCGAAGAAGACCGCGAAATTCAGGGACTAAACCATGGCCGTCATCGTACCTGATCTGCCGGAGCTCTTTGAGGAAGCCTTCGAGAGGGCTGGCCTCGAGATGAAATCAGGGTACGACCTGAAGACCGCACGTCGCAGCCTCAACATCATGACGCTGGAGTGGGCCAACCGCGGCCTCAACCTCTTCACCATTGAGTCCGGGACGCAGGTTCTGACGCCCGGTACGGCGACATACACCATGCCGACTGGCACCATTGACCTGATCGAGCATCAGCTTCGCACCGGGACCGGAGCGAACCAGACCGACACGTTCCTTGAGCGCATCTCGGTGTCTACCTATGCCCAGCAGACCAATAAGCTGATCACTGGCAGGCCGACCCAAATCTTCGTGCAGCGCCTCTCCACGTCCACGCAGCTGACCCTGTGGCCTGTGCCTGACGCGACCATGCCGTACACGCTGTTCTACTACCGCCTGAAGGGCATCGATGGCCTCGCATCTGGTATTGGCGCAGACACCACGATGGTGCCACCACGCTTCGTCCCCGCGCTTGTAGCAGGCCTTGCCTACTACATCGCCGCCAAGAAGCCTGCGTCTCAGGGCATGATGCCTGCGCTCAAGCAAGAGTATGAGGAGCAGTTCGCCCTTGCCGCTGACGAGGATCGCGACCGTGGCTCCGTGTCGTTCGTACCAATGAGCCCGTGGAGCTACTGATGGCTTATGCAAAGGGCAGCAAGGCGTTTGGGTTCTGCGACAGGACTGGTCGCAGGTATCCCCTGAGCGACCTTGTCTATGAGTACCAGAACGGCCAGCGCACGGGCTTCCGTGTGGGTCGTGACGTGCGTGACCCTGACCAGCCGCAGAACTTTCTCGGCAAGGTGAAGGTCAATGACCCTCAGTCGCTGTACGACCCCCGCCCGGACACGGCCATTCTGGAATCGAATGCGCTGTGGGGGTGGAACCCCATTTGGAATCCCGCTCAGTACATGATATCGTCTGTCGGGAACGTCACCGTAACCACCACGGATGGAGAATAGCATGAAGGCCCCGATGAAGTCGCCCCGCCCCAAGGCTCGCCCTGAGAGCAAGATGGCCCCAAAGTCGAGCATGCGTCCTCGCACTCGCAGCGACAAAGAGTTTGAAGACGAGGCAGATGCTGCGGCTGACCGCGCCATGAAGCACTCTCAGCCCCCGACGCTGGTGTACCAAGCTGGTGGCGGAAAGGTCAAAAAGATGGCCATGGGCGGCAAGGTGTCCGAATATGGCGGCAAGGAGAACTACAAGTCCAAGGCCTCGATGATGAAGCACGAGGGCATGGAGTCAAAGGCCGTGGAGAAGATGGAATCCAAGATGGCTGGCGGCGGCATGTGCCGTGGCATGGGGGCTGCCAAGAAGGGCGGCAGCTACAAGGGCTAACAGATGAACTACGCGGAGCTCACTCAGGCGTTACAGGACTACTTGGAGACCTCGGAAACGAGCTTCGTCTCCAACATCCCCAATTTTGTCCGGCAGGCCGAGGAGCGCATTTATCGGTCGGTCCAGATTCCTGAGCTCCGCAAGAACGCCACCGCATCAACGACGTCGGGCAACCAGTACCTTGCCCGACCAGCTGACTTCCTGTCGGTGTTCTCTTTGGCCGTCGTTGATGGCTCCGGGAACTACAGTTACCTCTACGACAAGGATGTCAACTTCATCCGAGAGGCTTATCCGGGTCCATCCACGCAAGGCCTGCCGAAGTACTACGCGCAGTTTGACGGCGACCAAACTGGCGTGACGGAGGGGAACTTTATTCTCGGGCCGACTCCGAATGGGGTATACACCGTCGAGCTGCATTACTACTACGACCCGCCGTCCATTGTGACCACGGGCACATCTTGGCTTGGCACGAATGCAGAGGCGGCGCTGCTGTACGGCTCTCTGGTGGAGGCATACACATACCTCAAGGGGGACGCGGACATGTCCAAGGTCTACATGGACCGCTATGCTGAGGCTATGGGGCAGCTCTTTGGGATTGATGTTCGCTCGAAGAGGGACGATTACCGAGACGGAGTTGTATCTGGGGTGGCTCAGTAATGTTCGTTGGGTCAGTCATCCCCGGCTCTGTGAGCGTAGTGACCTCCTCCAACGGAGGCCACAGCCCTGATCAAATCGCAGAGCTGTGCGTACAGCGCCTGATCAATGTTTCCGACAGCGCCCCTCCAGAGATCGCAATGCAGGCTCGAGCGTTCAGGGAGCAAATACTGGCGGTCGTCCTCCAGTATGTTAATATGGCCGCAAGAGAGGACCGTGAGTCGGTCATAGCGAAACTCGAGCAGGTCGGCGCGGCTGACGTGGCTCAGCAGATTAGGAGACTGTGAGATGGCCTTCACCGGGAACTACATGTGCACCTCGTTCAAGGATCAGCTCCTTGAGGCCGTGCATGACTTTCGCTCCGCCGGGGGCGACGTCTTTAAGATCGCCCTCTACTCGAGCGCGGCGACTCTGGACGCGACCACCACGGCATACACCTCAAGCGATGAGGTCGCCAACTCCGGCACCTACTCGGCTGGTGGCGGCACCTTGACCAACATCACTCCGACGACGTCCGGCACCACGGCGTTCACCGACTTTGACGACATCTCGTTTACGTCGGCCACGATCAATGCCCGCGGCGCTCTGATCTACAACTCGACCCCGACCCACACCTACACCAACCCCTCGGTGGCTGTGCTGGACTTCGGCGGCGACAAGATTTCGACGGCGGGCACGTTCACAATCCAGTTCCCTGCAGCTGACGCCTCGAACGCCATCATCCGTATCAGCTAAGGAAGTGCCATGGCTCTCGTAGTAGCTGATCGTGTCCAAGAAACCACGAGCACCACAGGCACGTCCGACTACGTCCTGCTGGGCGCTGCCGCTGGCTATCAGTCCTTTGGGGCCGTGCTGGCCAATGCGGACACGACCTACTACGCGATTACCAATGACACCGACTGGGAGGTCGGTATTGGCACCTACTCGACCACTGGCCCGACCCTAGCCCGCACGACCATCCTTGCGTCGAGCAACGGCGGCTCTGCCGTGAGCTGGGGTGTTGGCGTCAAGAATATCTTCATCTCCTACGCCGCCAGTAAGGCGTCGTTCCTTGACGCAAACGGATACCTGCCTGTTGCGGATAAGATCGTCCACACGGGCGACACTGACACCGCCATCCGGTTCCCTGCGGCCAACACGATGTCCGTCGAGACGGGCGGCACTGAGCGCTTCAAGGTCGAGAACAGCACCATCACGACGACGGTGCCGATTGTGCTCCCTGCCGATCCGACGTTGCCGCTGCAGGCGGCGACCAAGGAGTATGTGGACACCATTGCCTCCGCAGGCATTCACTACCACGCCCCTGTGCGTGTCGAGGCCCCGCTCAACCTGAACGCCACCTACAACAACGGCACCTCTGGCGTTGGAGCCACTCTGACCAACGCAGGGACGCAGGTCGCCCTTGTCATTGACGGCGTTACGGTTGCCACCAATGACCGTGTTCTGATCTACGCGCAGACCACCCAGACCCAGAACGGCGTCTACACGGTCACCAACACGGGCTCTGGAAGCACCAACTGGGTCCTGACGCGTTCCACCGATACCGATAGCTACGGACCCAGCGACCCTGATGCCCTCGGCGCTGGCGATGCGTTCTTTGTGCAGCAGGGCGCTACGGGTGCTGGTGAGCTCTATGTCTGCAATACCGAGGGCACGATCACCTTCGGGACGACAAACATCACGTTCACTCAGATCGCCTCCACCGCTGTGTATACGGCTGGCAGCGGCCTCGCTCTGACAGGCACGGTCTTCTCGAATACTGCACAGGATCAGGTCGTCACGCTCACCCAAGGCGGTGCCACGACGATCACGGGGACGTACCCGAACTTCACGATCACCTCGACCGATACGACCTACTCGGCTGGAAATGGCATTGGCCTTACTGGTACGACCTTCTCTGTCGCTGCAGGTAGTGGCCTGACGCAGGATGCGACTGGCCTTTCCCACGCTGACACGTCCTCACAGGCCAGCGTCGATAACACCGGGGCCACGTTCATTCAGGACGTCAACCTTGACACCTTCGGTCACGTCACGGGCCTTGCATCGGTCACTGTCACTCCGTCGCTGATTGGAGCCCCTAGCACGACTGGTGTTGGTGCCTCTGGCTCTTGGGGTATCTCTGTCACCGGGACTGCGGCAAACGTCACTGGAACGGTGGCCGTTGGCAATGGCGGCACTGGCGCGACGACAGATAGTCAGGCGCGGACCAACCTCGGCCTTGCCATCGGGTCCAACGTGCAGGCCTATGACGCGGGTCTACAGTCCATCTCTGGGTTGACCACATCTGCCAACCAGATGATCTATACGACCGCATCGGACACCTATGCTACGACCAGCCTCACTGCCGCGGGTCGCGCTATCCTTGACGATGCAGATGCTGCGGCGCAGAGAACCACACTTGGCCTCGGGACGATGGCTACGCAAGCCGCAAGCTCCGTCTCTATTACTGGGGGGTCCATCTCCGGCATCACCGACCTTGCCATCGCTGACGGTGGGACTGGAGCATCTGATGCAGGGACGGCTAGGACAAACCTCAACGTACCGACCCGCACTGGCGGGGATGCGTCAGGGGACTGGAATATTCAGGCTATACGGGTCACCTCTTCAGACGGAGACCGCATAGCCAGCAACAAGCTTCCCACCTCGAACCCCCGAAGCGTCCGGTTTGATTTCGCGACCGCCGGAAGCGTTGGGACTGCTGGAAACTACGCCGGGGTCATGACCTATGCTCCGTGGGATGGCACCAGCGCAAGCACGGGTGACTCATCCTACCAGCTTGCTTTTGGAAACGCATCGGGCGTCAACGCCTCCGGCCCCGCTACCCTATGGTTCAGGAATGGCATCAATAGCACTTGGAATGGCTGGCAGGTTGTCCTGAACAGTTCCAACTACACCTCCTACAGCCCTTCCCTCACCGGGAGTGGCGCATCAGGGACGTGGGGTATCTCTATCAGCGGGAACGCCGCGACGGCCACTACCGCTTCCAACACGACCAGCATTAGCAGCGCTGTTGGCAGCAATTTCACTTGGACTGGCATACAGCAATTCCAGTCCAACCAGAACACAACTGGCTCAAACCCCCCGTTGCAGGCGTACTCCTCGAGTGGCGGCGCTATTATGTCGTTCCACAGGGGTGGTCAGTACGCCATCAATATGGGTCTCGACTCGGACAACGTGTTCCGCATTGGTGGCTGGTCGGCTCCGGCAAACCTCCTCCAGATGGACATGTCCGGCAACCTGACGATGGCCAACAACGTGGCAGCCTATTCCGACAGGCGATTGAAGACGAATCTTGAGCCGATAACGGATGCTCTCGAGAAGGTGCAGTCCTTGACGGGCTACACCTACACCCGCATAGACAATGGGCAGCGTCAGACGGGGCTCGTCGCGCAGGATGTGCAGGAGGTCCTGCCGGAGGCGGTCATGGACGACGGGAAGCATCTGAGCCTCGCTTATGGCAATATGGTCGGCTTGCTGGTTGAGGCCATCAAGGCCCAGCAGGCTAGGATTGACGCTCTGGAGCGCAGGCTGGGGGTGTAAGATGGTCCTTCCGACGGGAACAATTTACATGTCGCAGGTCAATACGGAGCTCGGTCGGCCCTCGACTCAGTTCCTCACCCTCAACGACTCCGCCGTTCGATCTCTTGCGGGCGTCCCTTCCGGCCTAATCAGCCTAAACAACCTGCGCGGCAAGGGCTCAAACGTATCTGTTGCTTACGTCAGCGGCGGTGGTAGCAGTGGGAACGCCGCCTCGTACTCCTTCTCGGGCATCGCCATCGGCGCTGCGGCGGGGGATAGGGTTGTGGCGGTGTCTGTCAGCACAAACTCTGGGTTTTTTCCAACAAGCTGCACGATAAATGGCTCAGCCATGACGAAGGCCAGCACGGGAAACATTTCGAGTGCCTTGTTTTATGCTGCCTTTCCTAGCGGAACCACGGCAAACTTTGTCGTTACAATGAATACGACCGCTGGTCAGTGCAACCTGCGAACTTTCAGGGTCACGGGTCAGACTTCCACTACGCCGCTGGGAACAAATGTCAGTGCAAGAAAGACGCCGTTCTCGCCAACCACGGTGTCGTTCACAAGCCGTATTGGAATGGGTGGAATCGCGGTTTGGAACTGCATCGAGCCGGGCACCACAATTGGCGTCAGCGGCATGACCAATAATGGGCAGTTTGACGTCGGCGGGACGGAAGACGGCATCGCCAGCGTCTCTAACTCTCCCGGGGGTACCATATCTGGAACTTTTACTGGAGGACCGGGAAACATTTCCGGGGAGGCCATCCTTGTGGTGTGGGGCTAGGTGCCTCGTGACGACACACCGCGTTACTGATACACTGCCATAAACCCGAGAGAGGAGGGACATCATGTTTGGCTTTAGTCCCTTCTCCGCGGCACCCTTCTCCGACCTCGGCGCGACCTCTGACGTTGTTGTCGGCGTCATAGGTGTTTCTGCTGGCGCTGCTGTCGGCAATGTCGTCGCTCCCGCTGTCGCGCTCCCGACAGGCGTATCTGCATCAGGTGCCGCGGGCGACGTCTTCGTAACCGGAGATGCCAATCTTCTTGTAACCGGGGTATCCGCCAACGGCCTGACGGGCAACGTCTCCGTATTTGCTGATGCTAATGTGGCGGTCTCCGGTGTCGAGGCCTCAGGCTTCGTGGGGGATGTAGTCGTCACGGGCGGCGCTATGGCTCTACCTGATGGCGTTTTAGCGTCCACCGACATTGGAACCGTGGATGTCCTTGGCGATGCTAACGTCTTGCCTGATGGTGTGTCATCTAGCGGTCAAGTCGGTGATGTGCTCATCGCTGGCTCCGCCCTTGTTCTGCCGACTGGCGTAGATGGCTCGGGTCAGGTTGGCACTCTTGCCGCCGAGGGCTCCGCCGTTGTATCTACGACGGGCGTAGAGGCCTCAGGTCAGGTTGGAGACGTGTCTACTGCCGCTGGCGCGGACGTGCAGGTCACTGGCGTGTCTGCGTCCGGTCAGGTTGGAATCGCAACGGCTATTGGCTCCGCAGTTGTCGCCGCCACGGGTGTGTCCGCAACGGGTGCTATCGGCGATGTCGATGTCGATGTAACGACATTTGTATTCCCTGTGGGCGTGTCCGCCTCTGGGTCTGTTGGCTCCGTCGCTGTAGCTGGCTCTGCGGTTGTCATCCCGCTTGGTGTCAGTGCCGTCGGGCGCGTCGGTCAGGTCACTGTTTGGAGCAACATTGCGCCGAACCCGGGTACGTCTTGGGACCCGCTTAACCCCGTCCCGCCAACCTCTTGGAGCGCTCTTTCTCCGTCTCCCGGTTCTACGTGGACGGAGGTCGATCCAGATGCTATAAATTCGTGGACAGAGGTGGAGCCGTCCCCGGCGACCACGTGGACAACCATCGCGGCGTGAGGATGACCTATGCCCAGTACATACACTAATAACCTCGGGGTTGAACTCCCAGCGGATGGTGAGCAGGACGGCATCTGGGGTGACGTTGTCAACGACAACATGAACATTCTCGACCGTGCCATCAACGGCTCGCTTGTCCTGTCGCTGAGCGGCACGTCCTCAACGCTGACCACCTCGGACGGCACTCTGTCGAACGGGCAGTACAAGGCTCTGATCCTCGGCGGCAGCCCCAGCGGCACCCATACGATCACCATCTCGCCCAACGACGCCCAGAAAATTTACTACGTCTACAACCTGTCAGGTCAGTCGGCGGTGCTCACCCAAGGGTCCGGCACAAACGTCACCATTGCCAATGGCGACACTGCGATCATCTACTCCGACGGGGGTGGCGGGGCTGCTGGGGTCGTCAATCTGACCGATCACTTTGCTATGAACTCGGTGAAGATCACGGGGGGCACGATCACTGGGATCATAGACCTTGCCGTATCTGATGGCGGCACAGGTGCCTCTGACGCATCCACTGCACGAACCAACCTTGGCCTCGTCATAGGCACCAATGTGCAAGCCTACGACGCAGAGCTCTCCGCCATTGCGGCCCTAGCCGTCACCGACAGCAACTTCATCGTGGGGAACGGAACCACTTGGGTCGCCGAAAGCGGCGCTACAGCTAGGACCTCTCTCGGCCTCGGCAGTATTGCCACCCAAGCATCAAGCGGCGTGTCTATCACTGGCGGCTCGATCACGGGCATTACTGACTTGGCAGTGGCTGACGGTGGTACTGGGGCCTCTGATGCTGCAGGGGCAAGGACCAATCTCGGCCTTGGAACAATGGCCACGCAGGCGTCAAGCTCCGTCAACATCACGGGCGGTACGATCAGCGGGATCACCGATCTGGCTGTCGCTGACGGCGGTACGGGTGCGTCTGACGCAGCTACAGCCCGCACCAATCTCGGCCTCGCTATCGGCACCAACGTGCAGGCATGGGATGCAAACCTCGACCAGATCGCCGCCCTTGCGCCCACAGCCGACAACTTCATCGTTGGTAACGGCTCCGCATGGACTCTGGAGACCCCAGCCAACGCTCTCATCAGCTTGGGCCTCACGGCCACCGCCACTGAGCTGAATTACAGCAGTGGCGTCACTTCGGCCATCCAGACGCAGCTCAACAACAAGCCGTCTCTGACTGGCTCCGGCGCTTCCGGCACTTGGGCGATCAATATCAGCGGCACAGCCACCACGGCAACAACCGCAAACGCTCTTGCAACCGGAAACAGCTATCAGGTTGGTAGCCTTGGGGTTGGGACTGGCGCTTCTGGCACGGCTGGCGAAATCCGTGCGACGAACAATATCACGGCTTACTACTCTGACGACCGCCTCAAGACCCGCCTCGGTGGCATTGACGATGCCCTCTCCAAGGTTATGGCTCTGTCTGGCTTTTACTATGAGGCCAATGAGGTCGCTCAGGCGCTCGGCTACGAGGTCAAGCAAGAGGTCGGTGTCTCCGCACAAGAGGTGCAGGCCGTCATGCCGGAGGTGGTAGCCCCAGCCCCAATCGACGAACAGTACCTGACCGTGCGGTACGAGCGTCTGGTGCCCCTGCTGATCGAGGCTATCAAGGCGCAGCAGGCCCAGATTGACGAGCTAAAAGCCAAGCTGGGGGCGTGACATGACACTGCCTTACAGTGGCCAAATTTCGATGTCTCAAGTCAACCCGGAGCTGGCAAAGGCTCCAACCGCGACTATCAGCTTTGGCGATGCCGGAGTGAGAGACTTGGCTGGTATCCCATCTGGGGCCATTAGCATGAGCAACCTGTGGGGTAAGGGTGCCGCGACCGTAACGTATATCACCTCTGCGCGAAGCGGCTCGAACACGTTCACTTATACCTTTGCGGGTACCGCAATCGGGACCGCGTCAGCGGATAGACTTGTTGTTGTCACGGCTGCCATTAACCAGCTCGCATCGGGCTCATATTTCATTAACGCCATATCTATTGGCGGAACGGCTGCAACGATTGCCGTAAGAAGCGCTTCAAGCACAAACTGTGCTATAGCATACCTTCTCGTTCCATCGGGGACGACTGCCGACATAGTGGTGTCTCTGGCTGGCGGCGGGACGCCCGGTCGCTGCCAGATCAGCGTGTTCAATGTCACTGGATGGAACACGCAAGCGCCCACCTCTGTGGGCTCCACAGAGCCGACCACGGGAACAACGATCTCCGCTACGGCAAGCTCCGCCGTTGGGGACGCGGCCATCTCCGTGTGCTTCACTTACGCTGAGATATCCCACAGCTGGTCCAGCCCTATGATCGAAGCATTCGATGCTGTAACCGAAGACAGCAGCGCTTCGTCTGCCTACGCCAATGGGATCACGTCTAGCCCCCTCACGGCGACAGTCACTAAATCCGCATCGTCGCAATCGACGATGACTGTGGCGACTTGGAGTTAATATGACCACCGAGATGCTATGGAGCGCAGGTCTATCAGCCATCCTTGCCCTCGTGGGCTGGATTCTCAAGGGCCATTCCGACGAGGTGCAGCGACTGCAAATCTTGCTCAATCGCACCCGCGAGGAGATGGCTCGGGACTACGTCACCAAGACCGACGTGCAGGCCAGCATCAACATGCTGATCGCCCGGATCGACAACCTTGATCACAAGATCGACGCCCTCCTGCGGAGCCTTGCCAAATGAGACTTGCCCTTGTCCTCTTCGTCGCCGGATGCGGCCCTGTTACTGTGTCGTCCGTGGCTTACACAACGGCCTGCCCGAAAGGTGACCGCCAGTGCGAGATTCGTCAGAACGCGGAAACGCTCTACTACATGGCCATGCCAGATGCGGCCAACCAGCTCCTGTGCTCTGGCGACACGCGGGATGCTATGGGAGCCTTGTGCTCTGTCTACTGACGGCAGGCCTCGCTGACGCTCAAGTGACGGGCGACCTTAACACAAACTCCGGCAACACCAATTCCACCATCGGGTCGAACAACAACGACAGCACCACGAACTACAATGGTTCTGGGTCTGCGCCGTTCTCGACGCCTGTACCGACAGCCGCCGCGCCGACAGTCATGGGTGGTGGCGGAAACGACAGCTGTCTCATTCCGGAGCAGCAGGCCTTTCAGATCAGCATCTTCGGCAGGGCCGAGGGCAGCATGACGCAAGACCCCGAGTGCAACCGCCGCAAGGATGCCCGCCTTCTCGGCACACCGCAGGAAAGCGGTGGCCTTGGCCTGCAAGTCAGCGGAATCTCGGTCATGTGCGAAAGCCCTGCGATCTTCAAGGCCATGGCACTGGCATCCACGCCGTGCCCGATCTATTCGATTGAGACGGGCAAGCTCTTGGTGGGGCGTGAGGGGTACTTGGCCATGCGTGACAACCCCCACACCTATGTGGTAGGATACGCGCAAGAGCGGTCCTTCTGGGACACCTTCCTTCGCATTGGAGAGGAATTGCCCGATGTCCTACCTCAAGAAAACGGTGGCCCTACTCTGTCTGAGCGCTTCCGCCGCTCACGCAGAGCCAACGATGACGAACCTGCAGGGGTCAGCACAGGTAATCCTTGACCAACTTTCAGCCTCTCAGGACCTGACAGTTGGCGCGATCTACAGTGCAGACCAAGGCGACATCCTCGCACCGGGCATCATGCAGGACGCAGCCATCACCGAACAGATGCGGCTCGATTACAACTCTGACATTCAGGGGGTGATCGACGCGACGTACTACAACGCCGAGATGCTGTTTCAGGATCAGCACGAAGCAGCGATGGCAAATCTCGATACGGCTGTCGATAACCTCGTTGCCGCGACTGCGCTTCTGATGGAGGTTCAGGTTGTCGCCAACATGGCTGCAAGCGCCGACACTGTCACCGAGCAGATGGCATTTCAGGCCGTCCTGACCAACAACGACATGACCATCTCCGCCGCCGATGTGAGTAGCTACAACAATGCCCTTGGCGCGGTGCAGGCCTACGCCCGCGATGCTGGTGCCTTCTTGGCTGCATCCCGCAACACGTCGCTGACTGGAGCGACCGACAGCTATGCCGCCAATGCCAACACCAGCCTGTATGGGGCCACGGTGGCCTACTCTGCCACGGCTGACATCATCAACATTTCTGCGGCCAACGCCTTCGGTATCGGCTTCCAAGGCTTCCTCGGCAGCAACACTGTAACGCTGGCTGATGTCTACGCTGCGGGCTACGGTTCGTGAGCGAAGAGGCTGAAACCAACGGCCTGCGGATCGCTGGCTTTGACGTGAAGGGCTGGTGGCTTGCAGCCGCCCTGCCCGTGCTGTCAGGCTTGAGCGGCACGATCTATGTGGGCTACGATACCGTCAACCGCTTCTGGGCTGTTGAGGAGAGCGTGGATGGGGTCTTGGGCGTCGAAAGCCGGGTGCAAACTCTGGAGCAGGCGATACAGGACAACGACGTGCGCGGGCTTGCACCGAAGCTGTCGGCAATCTCGACCCAGATGGGGACGATCCTTGAGCAACAGAAAGAGCTGATGGACCTGAGGTCGATGGTCGAGAAGTCAGACAGCGTCAGCAGCGGCCTCGCTGGCAAGCTGGAGAAGTACGACGCCGAGATCGAAGACCTCTGGAAGGCCATGGACGACCTGATAAGGAACCCGATGCAATGATGAAGATGGAAGCCTTGATCTGGCTGGCGTTTTTAGCTGCCGTCGCCGCGATCTTCTGGGTCAGCGGGGACGGCTTCTACCGCTATCCCTGCCAAGACCCTGAGAACTGGGCTGCGCTTGAATGCACGCCACCGATTTGCCTGCGTACTGGCATGTGCGCCACTGACCTGACAGGAGACTCGCAATGAGCAAGAACGATCCAGAAATGATGGAAGCCAAGCTGCGGTATTTCATCGGCTGCGCCTTGGTGGTGATCTTGGCTGGCACCATCTTCACAATCCTCTACTCGCTGGTCTTCGTGACCCAGCCCCTCGGCGAGTCGAGCGAGAACGACCGCAAGTTCTTTGAACTGCTGACGCCCATCGCCTCGTTCATCGTTGGCGCTCTCGGCGGTGTGATGGCGGCAGGCAACAACCGCAACAAGGGTGGCAACGATGAGCCGCCGACACAGGAGTACACCGAGTGATGGATTTTGGAGACGCACTCCGCGCCCTCAAGCAGGGCAAGCGCCTTTCGCGCACTGGATGGAACGGCAAGGGCATGTGGCTGGAGCTGCAAGTTCCTGACGCAGGCAGTAAGATGACGCTGCCCTACGTTTACTTAAACTACCCCGACAACGCCCAGAACACTCCGGGCGCTCGGGTTCCGTGGCTTGCCAGCCAGACGGATATGCTGGCCGAAGATTGGGGGATTGCAGAATGATCGGACGCATCGTTGGGATGCTTGTTGGCCGCAAGCTCAAGGAAAAGGCCGTGGACGCAGTGCTGGATAAGGTGAACCTGCCGGACCCGGTGGAGAACGCCATCAAGGTCGCAGCCACTGGCAACGTCGGTGATCTGCTCGGCGGCATGGGCAAGGACATGGCAAAGGAAGCTGTGCTGGACGCCGTCACCAAGAAGGTACCGATCAAGAGGCCCAAGAAATGAGGTGGCTTGCTGCCCTCCTCCTATCGACCGTCCCCGCGGTCGCCACACCGTACGAAATCACCCGTGTCATTGACGGCGACACCGTGGAGATTGCGGTGGACTTCTTGCCAGAGCCGCTGCCGCCCAAGCTGTCCATCAGGGTGATGGGCATCGATACCCCCGAGAAGGCTCCTCGCGCTCAATGCGATGCTGAGGCAGCCCTCGCGAAGAAGGCCAGCGCCTTCACCAAGAACGCCGTGGCCAATGCCCTCGAGGTCGATGTCGTTATCCTGAAGTGGGACAAGTACGGCGGCAGGGTTCTGGGTGAGGTCTATCTGGACCACCAGAGCCTAGCCGAAAGCCTGATCTCAGCGGGCCTAGCCCGTCCATACAAAGGCGAGGCCAAGTCCTCGTGGTGCGAATAGGAGCCTATAGATGAGCCTGATTACCGTAGACCAGCTGCGCGCCATGATCCCCACCAATAAGGAGGTCGAGGCTTGGTGCGAGGAGCTGAACAAAGCACTGCCGAAGTACGACATTACCACCGACCAGCGCATCGCTGGCTTTGTGTCTCAGTGCGCGCATGAGAGCATGGACTTCACCGCTATGAGCGAGAACCTCAACTACCGCGAGGAAACGCTGAACAAGGTGTTTCCGCGCTACTTTGGCCCCGGCAAGCGCAACGCTGCCGAATACGCCAAGAACCCCGAGAAGATCGCCAACTATGTCTACATGGATGAGTTCCGCACCTCAAAGCTGGGGAACACCCAGCCGGGGGATGGCTGGCGCTTCCGTGGCCGCGGCCTGAAGCAGCTCACTGGCCGTGACAACTATACGCGCTTCGCCAAAGACTACGACATGACGGCAGAAGAAGCCGCCGTGTGGGTTGAGACCAAGGAGGGCGCTCTCGCCTCGGCACTGTGGTTCTGGAACACCAACAAGCTGAACGCCATTGCTGACACCGGGAACGTTGCCGCACTGACCAAGAAGATCAATGGCGGGGACATTGGCCTCTCAGACCGTCAGGCCCGCTATTCTAAGGCCATGTCTGCATTGGGTGGTACTACCCCCGCCCAAACTCAAGTTGCCGCTCCTGCGACGGCTGTTGGGGCTCTACGCAAGGGCTCCAATGGTGAGGAGGTCAAGAAGATGCAGGCGGCTCTCGGGATCGGCGCTGATGGGGACTTTGGTCCGGGCACCGAGGCGGCACTCAAGAAGTGGCAGGCTGCGAATGGCTTGACTGCTGACGGCGTTGCTGGCCCGAAGACGTTGGCTAAGCTGCTCGGGTGATGTAGTATCTCCAGCAACAGGAGACCGCCATGGCACTCACGAAGCTCGTATTCCGGCCCGGTATCAACCGAGAGACCACTGCCTACGCCAATGAAGGTGGATGGTGGGATGGTAACCTTGTGCGCTTCCGGGCTGGAAAGCCAGAGAGCATTGGCGGCTGGACTCGCTATACCCGCACCCAGATGCTTGGAACTGGACGGTCCCTTCTGACGTGGACCGCGCTTGATGGTACTGTCTACACAGGCATGGGCACCAACCTAAAGTACTATGCTGTGCGCGGCGGTGGCCTGAACGACATCACGCCGATCAGGGAGACGACCACCGCCGGGGCGGTCACCTTCGCAGCGACCAACGGCTCCTCCGTTATTACCGTCACAGATACAAGCAACGGGGTTCTTCTCAACGACTTCGTCATCTTCTCCGGTGCCTCCAGCCTTGGAGGGAATGTCACGGCGACCATCCTCAACGCAGAGCATCAAGTGACACGCGTTGTTGATGCCAACACATACGAGATCACGGTTGGCGTGACGGCAAACGCATCTGACAGCGGAAATGGTGGGGCCTCCGTCATTGGCGCTTACCAGATCAACACTGGCCTCGACACATCGGTGTTTGGTACGGGATGGGGAACGGGTCCGTGGTCCCGTGGGACTTGGGGCTCCGGCTCAACCACCACCGTGCCGGGGGCGCAGCTCCGTATCTGGTCGCAGGACAACTACGGCGAAGACCTCATCATCTGCGTTCAGGACGGCGGCATATATTACTGGGACAAGAGCGCTGGGCTCGCGTCTCGGGCAGTGGCGCTTGAAGACTTGGCGGGCGCTCAGGCTGCGCCTACCATCGCCAAGACTGTCATTGTCTCGGAGCGTGATCGTCACGTCATTGCATTCGGCTGCGATCCAGAGGCCACGCCCGGAGTTCAGGACCCCCTCGTCATTCGCTTCTCTGACCAAGAAGACCCCGCAGAGTGGCGCACCCTTCCGACGACGACTGCTGGAGAGCTGCGTATCGGCACTGGCTCCGAGATTATCGGTGCCATCCAGACGAAACAGCAGATCATTGTGTTCACCGACGTCTCTGTCCACGCCATGCAGTACATTGGCGACCCCTTCACGTTTGGACTTCAGGAGGTGTCGTCCTCCGTCTCCCTCATCAGCCCCAACGCCATGGTGGCCGTGGGAGATATTGTGTTCTGGATGGGCAAGAATGAGTTCTACTCATACGACGGGGCCGTGGTTCAGGTGCCGTGCGACGTCAAGGAGTATGTCTTCTCCGGCATGAACACGCAGCAGCAGCTCAAGGTCTACGCTGGACACTCGAGCTCATTCTCTGAGGTGTGGTGGTTCTACCCAAGCACCAACAGCCAAGAGAACGACAGCTACGTCGTGTATAACTACGAGCAGAGGGTTTGGTACTACGGGTCCATGTCCCGCACCGCGTGGCAGGATCGGAACGTCCTGTCGTTCCCCATCTCGGTATCTCCCGACGGTTACGTCTACTATCACGAGAACGGCCTCAACGACGGCAGCGTAAACCCTCCCGCAGCGTTGGAGCCATACATCGAGTCGAGCGTGGTTGATATGGGTGAGGGCGACCAGTTCATGTTCGCCACTAGGGTCATCCCTGACCTGACATTCAGGAACTCCACCAACGCCTCGCCCACAGCCACGATCACGATCAAGGCAAGGAACTTCCCCGGTGGAGCCTACTTCGCGTCAGACGCTGACCCCGTGACGAAAACGGCATCCCTCCCCGTCGAGCAGTTCACCAACGAGCTGTACGTTCGCCTTCGGGGTCGATCCATGTCGCTGCGGATTGAGTCAAATCAGACCGATACGGCTTGGCGTCTTGGGGACCCTCGCATCGATATGCGAACCGACGGGAGGAAGTAATGCCGAGCAGATCCCCAGCGCCATTCTTCCCGACTCCACCCGGAGAGTACAACCGTCAGTACATGGCGCAGCTCGTCAGGGCCTTTGCTGTCTTCGTGCAGCAGGCCAATAACCCCGGCGATGCGATCTTCACCACATTGCGCCTCACAGCGCTGCCAGTGTATGCCAACAACGCGGCTGCACTCGCCGGAGGCCTCATCGCTGGTGACGTGTACAAGACGTCTACTGGAGAGCTGAGAATCGTTGTATAGGTGGGCCAAGAAAGTTCTATGGAACTTTTTCACCCCGTTGTGCTAGAATCCCGCAAAGCGGAAAGATGGACTGGAGCAAGACATGGTTCTACCACTGATCCTCGGAGCCCTTGGTGGCACACTCGGCAGCGCAGGCATGCTGGGCGGGCTCGGCGCTCTGGGTGGCGCAGCCATCGGCTCTGGCCTTGGCGGGTACGCTCAGACAGGTGACATCGAGACTGGCATCCTGACGGGGCTCGGTGCTTTCGCTGGTGGCTCCATTCTTGGCCCCCTGATGGGTGGTGCTGGGAGCGCTGGCGCTGCAGCCGCAAACACCCCCGCTGTTGGTGCGGGTCTGGGTCCAGCCGCGATTCCCGGTGCCACTGGCGCTGCGTCCCTTCCAATGTCCGCAGCCCTAGGAACGACTGGCGCTGGATCAGCGGCCATGAACGTCGCTCCCAGCCTTGGCATCAAGGGTCTTGGTCAGGGCGCGATGAACTTTGCAAAGTCCGGCATGGGTATCGGCTCTGGAGTCGGTGCAAGCGTGGGGGCTTCGTTCGCGACCCCCGGCGGTGACGACGACAAGAAGAGCAGGAGCAAGTACGCCGACACACCCGGCCCGTCGCTCTACAAGTCCCCCACGTTCCCCGGCCCCGGAGGTTCTCCGGGCAGCAGTGAGTTTGACTATGGCGTGGCTGGCCTCCCGACGGCTGACCAAATCTATGATTACAGGACGGCAGGTACTCGCCCCACCGGGTTCTACGGTGGCGGCATGATCCGCAGCTTGGAAGACAGGTTCGGGCCGATCCGTCTGGCTGAGGGCGGCATTGCGACCCTTATGCAGGATGAGCCAGCGCCATCAGGCGGGAACGAGAAGGACGTGGTCAACGAAGCCGTGAAAGCAATCAAGGGTGAGAGTCCAAACCCAGAGATCGCTCTCGCCACGTTCCTGACCGCATATGGCGAGGACGCGCTACGTGATCTCGTTGACAAGGTGCAGTCTGGCGATATGGATGAGACCGCTGCCCGCAGTGAGGGTCAGCTTCGTGGCCCCGGTGATGGCATGGATGACCTCATCCCGGCCACCATAGAGGGCGAGCAGGACGTACTCCTGAGCGATGGAGAGTTTATCGTGCCTGCAGACGTTGTCTCAGGCCTTGGCAACGGCTCCTCTGATGCTGGTGCCCGCGCCCTCGAGGAGATGATGAGCCGCGTCCGCACGTCGCGCAACGGCTCCTCTGAGCAGCCTCCGCAGGTCCCGCAAGAAGAGGTCATGCCAGCGTGAGCGACCTCGTCTTCACACCAGTACCCAAGCACCTTCTTGGCCTGATCTGGCCAAAGGTGGAGGAGTACCTCGCCAAGGCGGTGGATACTGCCAAGGGGAAGCTCACGATAGATGATGTGAGGTCTGGCATCGAGTCAGACCTTTACCTTCTGTGGGTGGTGGTTGACGGAGAAGACATCATCGCCGCTGTCACAACTCGGGTCATCAACTATCCGACGTGCAACGGAATGGCGCTTGACTGGATCGGCGGCAAGCGCATTAAGGAGTGGATGCCGATGGCGAACAAGATCGTCATGGACCACGCAAAGAGCAATGGTTGCTCTCACCTAGAAGGCTATGGTCGAGCGGCTTGGACCCGCATGATCGAGCGTCACGGGTGGAAGCAGGACTACGTCGCATTCAGGCTGGAGGTATAATATGGGCAGCGGTGGCAACACGACCTCGACGGTCACTCAGCAGAACATCCCAAAGGAGTTCTTCCCGTACTTCGACCGTCTTCTCGCTCAGTCTGAGAACGAGATTGGGAAGCCCTATCAGCCATATGAGGGCGAGCGTCTCGCTGGCACCTCGGCTGACACTGCTGGCTCGTACAACATCATCAGGGACATTGCGAGCAGGGGAGCGCCCGGTCGCGACCTAGCCTCAAACGTGGCTGCTGCCAACGTGTCGCGCACTGGTCAGATCATGGGTGGCGCTGGACCGTACCAGTTCTCCGAGTACGGCGGCTTCACTGCAGGAGAGGCGCAGCCATATGCTGGGTTCTCGGAAACTCAAGTGCAGCCGTACTCTCAGTTCTCTGCATTTGGAGCCGATCCATATGCCGACTTCCGTGAGGCAAACTTCACAGGATATGAGTTCGGACCCGCCGAGACCATGACGGCGCAGACTGCCCAAGAGTACATGGACCCTTACCTCCGCGGTGTCGTAGACATCGAGAAGGAGAAGGCCAAGGAGGACTACGAGATTGCCAAGGCTGGTCGCAGCTCTACCGCTGTAGGGGCTGGGGCCTTCGGTGGTTCTCGCGCCCAGATCGCCGAGTCCATGGCCGAGCGTGACTACATGAACCGCCTTCGCGACATTGAGGCGACTGGCCTCAAGAGCGCATATGGAGAAGCCACCCGCCGCTTCGAGGCTGATCGAGCTGCCCGTGCTGATGTCGAGGCGAAGAAGGCTGCTGAGCTCGCTCGCGTCCAGACAGGAAAGGCTGGAGAGGCCGGACGTGTACAGGGCGCTGAGGCTGCAGAGCTTGGGCGTATTCAGGGCCTTTCGGCCAGCGAGTTTGCCCGCGTTCAGGAGTCTCAGGCTGCGGAGCTCGCCAGAGTTCAGGGCATCAGCGTCCAAGAGGCATCGCGCATTCAGGCGGCAGAAGCTGCTGAGCTTGCGAGAACGCAGGGAATCAGCATCGATGAGGCCGCTCGCATTCAGTCTGCACGGGCTTCCGAACGAGCTCGCGTTCAGGCTGGTCAGGCTTCCGAAAACCGCGCTGCCATCCAAGATCAGCTCACCATGATGGGCTTCTCCGCGGAGCAGGCATCCCTCGTTGCTGATCTGGAAGAGCAGGCTCGCACTGGCGACATCCAAGCGGCACAGCTCCTTGAGACCATTGGCAAGGCGCAGGAGGCCAAGACACAAGCTGGCCTCGACATCGACTACGAAGATTACCTCCGCCAGCAGGGCTACAACAAGGAGCAGATCGGCTTCATGAGCGGCATCCTTCAGGGCCTGCCCATCGCGAAGGCCGGAGATACTGTGCAGCAGACCCCGTACAACCCTGTCCAGCAGGCACTTGGTGCTGGGCTTGCAGGTCTTAGCCTCTACAAAGGGTTCCAATAATGAACATGCTCGACGTTCAGGACAAGCTGAAGGGGCTCTCTGAGCAGCAGCTTGTGCAGGCCATGCAAGCTCCGGCTGAGAATGTGCCTCAGTTCTTGGTGCTGTCGGAGATCACCCGCCGCAAGCGGATGCGTGACAGCATGCAGCAACAGGACAATGGCACCACCGTGGCGCAGGAGGCCGTGGCTGCGGCTGGCGTCCCTCAGGGCGGCATTGCCGACATGGCTCAGGCTCTGGCACCCAAGACCGACATGACCCAGAACACCGGGGTATCCCCAGTGCAGGGCATGTATGGTGGCGGGTATGTTCAGAAGATGCAGGCTGGAGCGTTTGTGGACAGCAAGTCTCTGGTCCCGTACTCGCAGCAGAACTTCCCGAGCGCCCTTGCCAGCGACCCCGCAGTGATTGCCATGGCTCAGCGCTTGGGCATCCCTGTCGAGGAGTACATCGCATCCCTGTCGCCCGATACGCGAGCCAAGAACCTCCAGAGGGTTGTGGATGGCCGCATCACTCAAGCCCCGCGCTCTGATGTGTTCGATCCGACTGTCCCTGCTCTCTCTCAGGTCGATGGAACTCAGGAGTTCAGGCCGTACACCTCTGACGCCATACGGGGCAGCCTTATCCCGACCCAAGAGGACCTTGATGCAAACTACAGGGCGTCTCTGGCTGAGGAGCCTCGGTTTGTTGGCGTACCTCTCGCGCCGGAGTCTGGCGGCACTGGTCCATCGGTGCTGAACTTGGCATCTCCGCCACAGCCACTGTACCCAGAGGTGCCAGTCGGTAATCCCATCCCCGGCGAGGAGCCGTCGTACTACACGCCGCCTGAGCGCCTGCAGCCCATGAGCCCCATGGAGCGTCTCCGCGCAGAGACAGACTACATGCGCTCTGGCGAGGGCCTCCCCGCATACAATGAGTTCCGTGGTGTGTTTGATGCCCGCGAGAACCCAATGCTCACAGCTGCCGAGGAGTCTGCAAGGGAGGCCGCAGCGTTGCGAGATAGCGCTGGGATCACTCAGTCTCTCCGAGACCCAAAGGAGGTCGCTGCAGCCGCTGCTGCCGCCAAGCAGGTGGCGGCGGCTGATGCCGAGGCAGAGGACTCCATGACTCAAGTGCCGTCCCCGCTTGAACTGCCTGAGCCGACCGGGCTTGGCGATCTGCTTGCGGGAGGCACCACCACTGGCGGCACCAGAACTTCCGGTGGCGTCGGCAGCGCAAGCGGTGCCACATCCTATGAGCAAGAGCTCATCAACGCCATGCAGCGGGCAGAGCGTCGTGCACAGCAGGACAAGTGGCTTGCCTTGGCTCAGGTCGGTCTTGGCCTCATGTCGTCCACGCAGCCCACGCTTGGTGGCGCTCTGGGCGAAGCTGGCATTGCTGGCCTGCAGTCCTATCAGGGCGCTCGCGATGAGTACGAGACTGAGCGTCTTGGCCTGAGCAAGGAGCTGGCTGGCATCGAGGCTGCACGAGCATCGCAGCGGGCTGCCGCAGCGAAATCCAGCTCTGGACCCACCCTACAGCAGCTCATCGATGCGCGTGACGCCTTGTTCACCAAGTCCACCAACGAATTTGGTGAAAGCGTGGTGGCTCCGATGCAGGGCGCAGAGGGCGAGATTGCTCAGATCAATGCGGCCATCAGGTCCAGAGTTGGCTCCATAGCCGCTCCCACAATGTGAGCCACTAACACCTAGAGATAGCCGCGAAATGCGGCTATACTCCCTCTCGCATCAGGGAGTTTGCAGATGGCAGTGATTTCCGTACCCTCTTCCGCAACTGGCGCGACGTACTCTGTCCGCATCGCGGGTGACGCTCCAACTGCCGCAGAGCAGGCTCGCATCGACGCCTATGTCGCGCAGATGGACGCCACCATGGCACCAGTTGCCTCAGCAGAGGTGGCACCAGAGGACACTGACCGCACCGCATTCGGTCGCGGCTTTGTCCGTGAGCCACTCCAGAGGGCCCGCTCCTTTGGAGTTGCCGAGGAGGCGCTCGCCGACACTGCCTTTGGAAAATTCTTTGGCTTCAGCGCGGAAGAAGCTCGGGCTAAGCAGGAAGCCGCAGAGGCTGAACTCCGCAGGCTGGAGTCTGAGGACCCGTCTGTTCGCTTTCAAGACATCAGTGGGCTGGGTACCGCTGCAAGCTTTACGGGCGAACAGCTAGGCGGTGAGGCACGGGACGCGGCCATTCAGGCTGGAGCTACTGCCACAGGCGCTGGCATTGGGTCGTTTTTTGGCGGCATCGGCGCACTGCCCGGTGCTGCCATCGGTCGAGCCACTGGTGTCGCATACACCACGGCACAGGCTGCCCCTCAGATGTTTGCTGAGGCCATTGAGGCGCAGAAGGAAGCTGGCGGTGAGGTCAATCTGACCAACGCCATTGGCGCTACAGCGGTAAACCTGCTGAGCGAAGCTGTCGCCGACTACTTCGTTGTGGGCAAACTGATACCAAAGGAAGCAAAGAGCCGGGTTGGCTCTGCGGTCAAGAATGCCATTGAGGCTGGCACCGCGGAGGGCGCAACTGAAGTCTTCCAGCAGGCCGTGATCCGGGGTCAAGCAGGGCAGGACCTTACTTCTCCAGATGCGCTGGCCGAATACGCCGAGGCCCTGTTCTCGGGCATGGCCGTTGGCGGGACTATCGGTGGTGTTGGCGGATTTCTGTCTCCTGCCGACAAAACGAAAGAAAGGGAGCTTGACCAAGCGCTCAAGGACCTCGAGGAGGACCAGAGAGAAGAAGCTGAGGACGCGTCCAAGCGCATCGCATTTGGTGATGCGGCCATGGCACCGCCTCCCGCTGTGGAGCCCACGCCCCCTGAGGCCGAAGCGCCCGTAGCACTCCTACCTGCCCCGGCACGGACAGCCGCTGCAGCGCCAACCCCTCAAGCCCCAGCCGCCGCAGAGCCTGCCGCTACCGTAGATGAGGTTCGCCGCGCTGAGGCGAGGAAAATGCTCGGGGCCATTCAGGCATACCGGGAGAGAGGGATTACCCTCGAGGAGTATGAGGCAGAATTGGCGCAGAAGACGCCAGCAGAGCCCGCCGCTCCAGCCGCGCCCGTGCCAGAAGCTCCGACTCCAGCCGCGGCAACGCAGCCCACTCAAGAGAGTCTTGTCACACCTGAGGCACCTCGCCCCGCCCAGCCCTTCCGTTGGCGCGATTACACTGCGGCAACTCAGGCCGTGGTCAACGCCAAGGACGCGTCTGTCCCTGCCATCCAAAAGGCGGCAAGCACCGATCCCAAGAAGCCCGCCACGCCTGCCGTGGCCAAGGCCATTCGAGACCGCATGGCTGCTGACGGCGTCATCGTTGCCGACAAGAAGTCCAAGGGTGGCTTCCGTGTGGTTCCCACCCGTTTGCCAGAGGTTGACCAAGCTGAGAGCTACCGCCGCACCATTGATGATCTGCAGCAGGACGCACAGGAAGCCACTACGGCGCAGCAGAAAGCGCTCCTAGACGCACGTCGTGCAGAGCAGACTGGCTCCAAGGCTGACGCTCGCAAGTTCAACCTGCAGGCAGATTCTGCTGCAGAGACGCTGGCGCGGGTGCAGGCAACGCGTCAGGAGGTCGAGGCTCGTCTGCCTAGGGCATCCGCCGAGACCGCTGTGCCGCGCACTGAGGCACCACTGTCTCCCATCGCCGACGGCAAGGCTGCAGTACCGATCACCGAGGCACCACCTCGCGCTCAAGCGACCGCAGTGTCTGACCGCGCAAAGCGCCTCAAGCAGTCCATGGACTATTACCAGCGGGAAGCAGCCCGCAAGGCAGCCGAAGCGCGTCGTCTCCGCGAGTCCGGCAAAAAAGTTCAATTGCCCAAATCCGACCAGCAGCGCATGCTCGATCTGGAGCGTGACGCCGCCGCGGATTCCCGCATGGCTCAGGGTATCCGCTCAGCTCTTGCCCGCCCTGCATCCGACATCGAGCAGGATCGCGTTCAGAAGACGGCAGCTGCAGCCAAGGAGGCATCCGTTGCAGCCGAGGCCGCAGCACGGGCACCGATCTACACCGCTAAGGAAGGCCAGCTCTTCACCGCCTTCCGTCGCCGCCTCGACAACCTTGGCCTGTCCGACGTGAAGCTTGTGGCAGAGCGCGTCATTCGCCCCGCCAATGCGCCGCAGAACGCCCTGATCGAGGGCATGATGGAGGTGGACCGCCGCAACGGGAACCGCATCATCTCCTTGGCTCTTGGCGTGTACGACCCGAAGATGTCGCAGCAGGAGCTGTTCGACGCCATCTCTGCTGTGATGAACCACGAGGTCATCCACGCGATCCGCAGCCTCGGCCTCTTCACCGACGGCGAGTGGAAGACCCTCAGCGATCTGGCAGCACGTCAGCGCTACATGAAGGTCAAGGATGGTAAGAGCGTCGAGCGTGGGTATACCTACCTGCAGCGCGCACAGCAGATGTATGCCAGTGACAGCCCCGAGATTCAGTCCGAAGAGGCTGTCGCGGAGATGTTCCGCGACTACGTCGCTGGTCGCCTGAAGATTGGCGGCAAGCCGAAGACCCTCATGGATCGCATCAAGGGCTTCTTCAAAGCTCTGTGGGGTGCCCATGCAGAGGCTGGCCTCACCGATCCCAACGCCATCTTCGAGGGTGTGCGCTTCGGTGACATCGGCAAGCGTGAGCGCAAGATAGTTGCTCCCGCCGAGCCAACTAGGTTCTCGGCCCTCACTGTCCCTGAAGGAACGACGGCGCACGGCCTGCCGGATGTTCTCCTTGATGACGGAGACGGAAGCAAGGCGGTCTTGCCGATCACCCAGAAGTACAACAAGTCCAACGTGGCAAAGAACAATGCAGCGATTGACACTGCTCTCGCCTCGAACCCTGCTGGCCTGAAGTCTGAACCCGGTTGGCTTGGCCTCATGCAGCAGACCTTCGGCGGAGAGTACCTCCCGAAGACGCCTTATGTCGCCGTGTCGTATGCGTCCGATCCCAAGAGGATTGCAGACAAGCTCTCCGGCCTGACTCCTGCGCTCAAGGACGGCGTTGACCGTGGCTTCAAGCACGTCAAGGCTCTTCGCAGCCTGTATGACTCCGGCCTTGCAACGCCCGACATGACGGCTGACCTGTTCATCTGGGGCATCCTTTCTCGTGGCGCTGGTCCAGTCCAGCAGGAGGGCGCATACATCGACGTCATCGACTCTGCGAAGCCATTCGTGGAGAAGGCCATCCGTGGGCCGCTGTCAGATGACGACGTCGCCCTTTGGGAATCTCAGGTAACTGGTGCCCTGCAGGAAGCGTCTCCCGGCAGACAGGTGACCATGAACGTCAACGCCGCTGGCAGGCTGATGCAGGCCATGTCGCAGACCGTCCCAGACACCGACAAGACGGTGCTCCAGACGGTGCACGACATGATGTCCGATCCCGCCATGAGCGGACCAGCAATCCGTCGTTGGTTCCTGTCCAACACAGATGCACCCGGCATCGACAACAAGGTCGTGTCGTTCATCCTGCTCGTCAGCGGTCGCGATGACGTGCTGGTGATGGATCGAATCCAGTCCCGCCACCTGTGGGACGATGGCCGCTTTGGTGGCGTCAACATCTATGATGGTCTCGGCACGGACGGCGGTGGCCTCAACAAGATCATGAAGGGACCTCGCGGCCTGCTGGTCACGGAGTCCCTAGAGAACGGCCTCAAGAACAGCGTCAAGGAGGCATACGCTGCCATCGGCAGACCTGAGGACGGTAGCCTCGGTCGCTTCCACTGGGAGAGCTGGGTCATCGAGGGGGAGCAGGTCGTTGATCACTCCACCTTGGAGGCCGTGTCTGGGCGTACTCCGGTAGGCTTCAGCGTTACCGAAGGGAAGATGGCAACATTCTCCTCTGGGTCACGCTACATTCGCACCGCTAAGGGCTCCATCATGGAGTACCCTCTGTCCAAGGGTGGCTTCGTTTACATGAAGCCAACGACATTTAAGGACTTTTTGGATGCGATTAAGTCTGGTAAGGTAATGGACGACAGCGGGAAGCGCGTCGATCTGCCGAGCCCCGTGATCCCGAAAAAGTTCAAGGTAACAGATAGGGCTGACATTCCGTGGTATGAGCGCCCGGAGGTCAACCGTTCTGCACTGGACGCACTGGCAAGGAGGTTCCAAGATGCCGAGTCCGAAGGAGCAATTTATGGCCGCGATGCGCGGGCTGGAGCGGGACCTGCTTCCGATGGAAGCGGATCGTCCAGACTTAGCCGGAAGATCGCAGGACGTGGGGATCGAGACGGAGGCGGAGGGAGAACGGTACGGGGAGCTCCGCCGCTTGAAGGCGCTCCGCGGGTTCAAGGTGCCTCAGGCCCGGACCAAAACCTCGTCCTAGTTGCCGAGAAGTACGCCCGCGAGAACGGCATCGACCTCCGCCGTCAAGGCGCATACGTCGATGTCGATGAGGCCCTAGCTGGTCGCATCGCTGATGCCTTCGAGGCAATGGAGCACGACCCGAGCAATCCTCAGGTCAAGGCTGCATACGCAGAGCTGATCAAGCAGACCCGCGCACAGTACGACGCACTGGCTGACGCTGGCTATAAGTTCTGGTTCATCGACAAGGATGCCAACAAGGCATACGCATCCACGCCGTGGAACGCGATGCGGGACATCCGAAAGAACAAGACCATGGGGGTGTTCCCCAGCATCTCCGGGTTCGGCACCAGAGAAGAAGTCGATGTCTCGCAGAATCCTCTCCTCGAGGAGACTGATCTGATGTGGCCGTATGGCGGGCCGGATGGACCAAAGGTCCCGGTGCTTGCCAACGACCTGTTCAGAGCTGTGCATGATGCATTCGGCCATGGCATCGAGGGCTCGGGCTTCCGTGCCCGTGGCGAGGAGAACGCATGGCAGGCTCACATCCGCCTGTTCACTGGCTTGGCCAAGGGGGCTCTCACCACTGAGACCCGTGGCCAGAATAGCTGGCTGAACTACGGACCCTTCGGCGAGCAGAACCGCAAGGCCAAGGTCGAGGACACCATCTTCGCTGACCAGAAGGTCGGCCTCATGCCGGAGTGGACTTGGAAGGAAGGCCTTGCCCCTGACGGTGAGCCGTACAGCCCAGACACCCGCATGTCGATCCGCTACGCCGTCAGCCCCATCACTGCCAACGTGCGGCAGAACATTCAGGCCAACCAGAAGGCGCTGATGTATGCCCGCTCGTCCGACCTGATCGCGAGAATCCTCACTGGCACAAAGCTGGTCAAGAAGGACACTGCCCGTGAGTTTGCCGACGGACTGCTGCGCCGCTTCCAAGACAGCATGCTGCCGATTGGACGCATGGTTCAGGAGCTGTCAGCCAAGGGCATGACCATCACTGACGCGATGGACCCGTACCTGCAGGAAGAGCTCATGCATGGTGTGGTTGGTGACAAGATCAGCGCAAACCAGAAGGGCCTGTATGAGCCCGTCGTTCAGGCCATCAAAAAGCTGAACGTGCCGAAGGCTAGGATCGACCAGCTCATCGCTGCCTCGAATGCAGCATCCACCAGCGGCAAGGGTTATGTTGCTATGGCCATGGAGCAGAGCGACAGCCCCCGCATGGTGCTGGCAGATGCCTACCTGTACGCCAAGCATGCCCGTGAGCGGAACCGCTACATCAAGGCCAACAAGGACAAGACCAACGACGCTGGCTCTGGGATGACAGACGCAGAAGCGGAGGCAATCCTGCGTTGGTTCGAGGGCCTTGATGCCGGCAACATTCAGGCCATCAAGGACTTCACGAAGGGCATACGCCTGATTGTGGCCAACACCAATCAGACCCGCGTTGATGGCGGTCTCATCGCTGAAGATGCCGTGGACAAAGACGGCAACACCGTCGTCCTTGGGTCGCAGTACAAGTTCTACGTCCCCCTTCGTGGCGTCACGGATGGCGATGTTGACACCAACGAGGATGACTTCGCTGGCCCTCCGGGTACACCCCGCTACGGCGCTCGTGGCCGGGAGGACCGCAAGGCTCTGGGTCGCTATGACTATGCCGCCGATCTGGTGGCAAATGTCTTCACTCAGAACCAGAACGCCATCCTCCGCGCTGAGCGCAACAAGGTGGGGCAGTCCCTCCTGAGACTGCTTCGTGCGGACCCTAACAAGACGACGGCATACGCTGAGGTTTTGAAGCGAGCCCCCACCATGAGGGCATCGGTTGACGGCACCATGCGCGACGTGCCTGATCCCCGCGCATACAACGATCCCGACATCCTCGTGGTGAAGGAGGACGGCAAGGAGGTGTTCGTCCGCTTCCGTGATGAGCGCGTGGCTGGTGCCATGAACGGAAAGAACGGATTCTCACCCACCACCGGGGCATCGCTGACCTCCGCCATGCAGAAGGTCAACCGCTACCTCGCCAACATCAACACCTCGTACAACCCCGAGTTCTTTATCACGAACATGTTCCGCGACCTCTCGACCGCAGGCGTGAACATCAATCAATACGAGATGGAAGGCCTCACCTCTGACGCGATCAGGAACGTGAAGTCGGCTCTGGTCGGCATCAAGCGCGTGATCCGCAACGGTGACGAGACCTCGGAGTGGGCCAAGATATACAAGGACTTCGTTGCTGCTGGCGGTCAGAATGCGACCAACCAGTTCAACACCTTGGCCGATGAGATGTCTAACATCCAAGGCATCCTTGGCGACATCTCGGAGTCCGGTGCCCGTGGGCAGTGGGCCGCAGTGAAGAACAGCTTCATCGGCAAGAAGACCGGGTCCCTCCTTAACCTCGTCGAGAACTACAACACGGTCGTCGAGAACGGCATCCGTGTCGCCACCTACAAGGCGCTCATCGACCGGGGAATGTCCAAGCAACGTGCAGCTCAGGCTGCCCGCAACGTGACGGTGAACTTCGCCAAGGGCGGCGACTACCGCCAGCTCATGGGCGCTTGGTATCTGTTCTACAACGCATCCCTGCAGGGCTCGTTCGCCCTCCTGAATGCCGCCGTGCGCTCACCCAAGGTCCGCAAGATGTGGGCTGGAATCATGGTTGCTGGCCTCCTGCAGGATCAGCTCAACGCCATGCTGTCGGATGAGGACGAAGACGGGGAGAAAATCTACGACAAGATTCCCCAGTATGTGCTTGAGCACAACTTCATCCTGCCGGATGTCTTCGGCATCACTGACCGCTCCTACATCTCGATCCCCATGCCGTATGGCCTGAACATGGCGCACAACCTCGGTCGTGCCGTGAGCAGGGCTGCGCGTGGGGAGTACGATGCAGGCGAGGCCACCTCCACAATCTTCGGCACCATCGGCGACACGCTGAACCCCATCGGTGGCGCTGAGAGCTGGGCAAACCTTGTCGCCCCGACCGTCGCTGATCCGTTCATCGACATCCTTGAGAACGAGGACTTCGCCGACAAGCCCATCTACAAAGAGGGCCTGCCGTTCGACCGCACCCCAGCACCAGCCAGCCAGCTCTACTGGTCCACCACCAGCCCGTCTGCGGTCTGGATCACCAACAACCTCAACGCCATCACTGGTGGCAATGAGGTGCGTCCGGGCTTCGTGGATTGGTCGCCTGACGTCGTGGACTTCTGGTTCGAGTTCGCCACTGGCGGTGTCGGTCGCTTCGTCCAGCGCATCGCTGAGCTCCCCTTCAAGGCGGCAGACGAGGGCCTGTCTGATGAGGTTGCCCGTGAAATCCCGTTCTTCCGTAAGATCGTGGGCTCTGTCTCAGAGCGCGAGGACATGGGCTCCTACATCGAGGGAGCCAAGGCTGTCCTCACTGCAGGCGAGGAGTTGAAGCGGGCGCGTGAGGTCGGTGATGCTGCGTGGGCAAAGGAGACGATCCAGCGCTACGGCAAGGAGCTTCGCCTCGTTGGTCCCATCAAGTCCTTGGAGAGCGCACTCCGCGAGACGAGCAAGATGCGGAACCAGATCAATGCCAATCCGAACATCCCGGATGAGCAGAGACGGGTCCTCTTGGATCGCCTCGAGGAGAGGAAGCAGATGATCCTCAGCAGGGCGAACTCACTGCTCAGGGATGCAGGGCTGTAACGGTGAAGCGGGATATCGGGATCAGGCACACTGGCTCGATGTCCTGCTCATCACCACGGTCCATCCTGCCGCCGATAGACACGGTGATGTCGGGTGACATCGTCAGCTCCGTGTAGCCCCAAGCGTCAGACCACCTGACGGCCAGCATGCACTTGAGTCCGGTCGCCCTCGAGAGCGCATCTGCATGCATGAACTTTCCTGAGGATATCAGGTAGGTCGGGTACTGACCCACTGGGTTGGTCCTTACCTTGGTCTCCACAAACGCGACAACGCGTCCATCCCTCACGGCGCTGAAGTCTAGGCCATAGCGGATGGGGAGCTTCGAGAAAGTGCAATTGAACTTCTTGGATAGGAGGAGGGAGAACTCCGCCTCCCTCCCTCTGTCAGCCCGCGTCTCGTAGATCGGCCTTGTGGTCACCGCTCAGCCACTCCTCGACTTCTCTCTTACGCCAGCGGCTCAGCCGTGGCCCGAACTTGATGGCCTTTGGGAAAGCCTCAGCCTCCTCGGTCTTCAAGAAGTTGTAGAAGCTCCGCTTGCCTAGCCGGAGCATGCCAGCCACCTCATCGGAGTCGATCAAGATGTTCTCGTTCATTGGGTCGTCCTTGCTTCCAGTTCCTAAATTCGCCCCTCAATGCCTCGAACTTTTCTCGTGCG